GGAGTCGAACAACCACGGGTTGACGACTATCACCCAGTTGCGCCACATGGGGCACCCGAACCTGTTTCGCAAGCGCACGTTGAACCGTTCGACCACCAAGGTGTCTCAGGAGTTCGGGTGGAAGACCACTCGCACCACGAAACCCTTGTTGATTGACGATTTGGGTATGGCTCTGAGGGCCGGGGAGTTGGACATACATGACAGGTACACGATTGCCGAGTTACGCACCTACGTCAGGAACAGTAAGGGGTCGATGGGCGGTTCACCGCACGATGACCGCGTTATGGCGTTGGCGTTGGCGAACGAGATGCGCCAATACGCGTTTATGCCGGAGTTTGCCCCGAAAGTAGACGATTATTGGACTGTCGACTGGTTCGCGCGCATGATCAAGCCCGATGAGGAGCCGGATCTGCGGATTGGGGGCAAAACAGTGCGTGGGACAGTGTGACCCTACCTTTTAGAGACTATTGGAGGTTTCATGGCTAAGAACTTTGTGTCGTTCACCAGCGGTACGGAAACGGTGGATGGCCGCAACGGTCAGAACAACAAGATGGAGCGCGGTGGCTCCGTGGTGGCTAACCCGATTTGGGAACCGGCTGCCCCGAACTCGCCCAAGCAGCGATTCGGTGATCCGAAGTACGCCCAGTTCACTGGCGACTACGGTGAGAACTCGCCGCGGGTGACTCCCTTCAACCAGCATGGTGTGACTGGACAGGTTGAGCCTGCCAAGCCGCAGCCGGATCTGAAGGGTCATAACGCTGCTCCGCACACGAAGCGGACTACTTCTGGCGGTCGTTGGAACTATCCGACTAAAGTCGGCAAGTAGCAGTGCCAGTCCTCCCCCGGGAGGCGTCCTACGGCGAGTTCCGCGACTATGTGGCGGAGCGCCGTGGGCCGCTTTCCTGCGCTGAGATTGACGAGTTGTGGGAACGGCGTCAAAAACTGTTGACACTGCGTGTCGATACGGGGGCTGGTTGGCGTTCCCGGGTGTTGGCTGACGGCGAGAAGCACTTGTCGCGGCGCGAACTTGGGGACAAACGGTTGGCTGAAGCGAAATCACAGGGCCGTAACGTTGAGCGTCTGCCGGAGAAAGCACACTTCTGATGGCCCGTAAGACCCGTGCTGAGAAATATGAGATAATCCAACGCAAGTTGGAAGGCGCGGCGCGTTGGCGCGACGAAATGGGTTATGACAACCTGTGGCGTCGCATGAACGACCTGTACCGGGGGAAGCATTGGCCGCGTACCACTGTCAATCAGGATCTGGTGGCCGTGAATCTGGCTTTCAGCACGGTGAATGTGATCGCCCCGTCGGTTTCGGTGAACTACCCGAAAGTGGTGGTTTCTCCGAACAAGGAGGAGAATCAGGATCGGGCCACGTTCGTTGAGGCGATTATCAACTACATGTGGCGTCATCACGATTTCCGTAAGCCGTTCCAACGGTGTGTTAAGGATTTCCTGATTTTCGGCCACGGTTGGATAAAGGTGGGTTGGAAGTTCGTTGAGCAGGAGCGCACGCTGGGGGAACCGGAGCGGGACGAGATGCTCCAAACCGCCGTGCAGGAGATGAACGCTTTCGCTCAGGAGGAGCCGCTGATAGCGGGCGAGTTGCCGGATAATGAGCGTATGGCAGCCGATGTGCCTACTACGGCTATGACTGTTGTGGAGGATCAGCCGTTCGTGGACCGTGTCTCCCCGTTCGACATATTCGTGGACCCTGAGGCGACGTGCATTGAGGACGCCCACTGGATAGCGCAGCGGGTGGTGCGCCCGTTGGAGGAGGCTAAGAAGGACAAGCGGTATAAGGCGTCGGCGCGGAAGAACCTGACCGCCGATTCGCTGCTCAACCCGATGTTTGCCCCCACTGACCGTCAGGAGCGCGAAGAGTTCCTGATTGAGGAAGAGCGTACAGTGGTGTTTGAGTTCTATGATATAGAGAACAACACCATGGCGGTGGTGCCCCAGTCGGGCGACGAGTTTCTGGTCGATCCGGCTGCGATGCCGTACGCGTACGGTCAGCCGTTTGTGATGCTGCGCAACTACGATGTGCCCGACTACTTCTACCCGATGGGTGACTTGGAAAGTATTGAGTCGTTACAGTTGGAGTTGGACATGACGCGTTCCCAGTTGGTGAACGCCCGTAAACGGTACGCTCGCAAATACTTGTTCCATGAGAGGTCGTTCGGCCCGGAGGGTCGGGAGGCGTTGGAATCGGATGAGGACGGCCGGTTGGTGCCAGTGGTGGACGAGAACAAGCCGCTGTCGGAGGTGGTCATTCCGATGCCGCAAACCCCGCTGTCGGCTGACGTGTACAACTTCTCTGCGATCATCGAAGAGGACATTAACACGGTATCAGGCGTGTCAGAGTATGCGCGTGGTCAGATGCCGGAGATTCGTCGCACAGCGACGGAAGCGTCGATTATCGCTGATGCGGGCAACTCGCGGGTTGCTGAGAAGTTGGCTATCGTGGAACTCGCTATCGCCCATGTGGCGCGCCGTGTGGTTCAGGTTATGCAACAGTTTATGACCGGTGAGCAGATGGCCCGGGTTTCTACCCGTGGCCCTCAGGACATGTTTGTTACTTACACGCGGGACGATATTGTTGGCGAGTTTGATTTCAGTGTGGAGGCTGGTTCGACTCAGCCGATCAACGACACGGTTCGGAAACGGCAGGCTGTGGAGTTGATGCAGGCTTTGGCCCCGCTGGTCGGTACGGTTATCGACCCGGCGGCGTTGGCCCGTTATGTGTTACAGAACGCGTTCGCGGTGAAAGACCCGGACAAGTTCATTATGCAGCAGCAACCTATGCCGGGTGCCCCCGCTGAGGGTGGGGGTGCCCCGCAGGGACTGCCGGTCCCACAGGTACCGGGAGGGCCGGGTGCCGGTCCGCCTGTACCACCGGAGTTGATGAAACAACTCCAGAATCAGATGGGGCTGAACTTCCGGCCGCAGGTCGGGAACCAGTAGTGGGACAGTTTACTACTGTCTTATAGGAGCAACCCTTAGGACTCCGAAGGAGAAAACAGAATATGGCAGAAGATGTTGAGGGAACCGTCGTGACGGACAACCCGGATTCTTCAGTTGAAGTTCAGCAGGAACCTGCTGGTGAGCAGTACACCGTGAAGGTGGATGGCTCTGAGGAGCAGGTTAGTCTGAATGAACTTCGGGACGGATACCAGCGACAGTCGGATTACACCCGTAAGACGCAAGAGTTGGCATCTGAACGCAAACGGTTAGAGCAGGCAGAAGCGATAGTGTCGTCTTTGGAGTCAGATCCGGAGGGGACGCTACGGGCGCTTGGTGATGCGTTTGGCGTGAGCGGTGCGCCGGAGGAACGTGACGATTCGACAGGGTCGCCGTGGGAATCTGATGATAAGACCGCTGAGCGTCTGGCTCATCTTGAGGGCCGCGTGCAAGGCTACGACCGGTTGCAAAAAAGACAAGCATTAGAGAAGCAGGTTACGGGCCTTAAGGGCAAGTACGGCGACTTTAACGAATCTGAACTGTTTCAACACGCTCTACGCAACAAGATAGGCAACTTGGAAGCGGCGCTGACACACATGCGCTACGGTGATATTGCCTCAAAGGCGGAGAAGTTGGAGCAGGAGCAGGGTCGTTTGGAAGCCAAACGTGACGCCAGCGTGGTGGAACCGTCAGGTTCCAAGCAGGCCGGGTCGTCGCGGAGGGCTGTGCCGGAAGCCGTGGGGTCTATCCGTGAGGCGTTTGAGAACGCCAAGCGGGAACTTGCTTCATAGACAACAGAGAGAGGTGACAGATAATGGCTGGTAACAGCAACTTTGACGAGATTCTGTCTACCACCCTGAAAAACTACGTCCCCAAGTTGACTGACAACATTTTCAGCGCGCGACCATTGTTTTATGCGTTGACGAGTGGTCAGACGATTCGGCGTATTTCAGGTGGTGCGAAGATCGTCGTCCCGATCATTTACGGGACAAACTCAACTGCTGGTTCATACAGTGGCACGGATACTATTGACATTACGGCTCAGACGGGTATTAGCGCGGCTGAGTACGACTGGGGACAGTATGCGGCTACCGTTACGATTAGCGGTATTGAGGAAGCCAAGAATAACGGTGAGGCGGAGATCATTGATCTGCTGGAAGGCAAGATTTTCCAGACGCAGGAAACCGTTATCGAAAACATGAACACCATGTTCTGGGCTGACGGGACTGGCAACAGCAGCAAGGACTGGAATGGTCTGGGCAACATTGTCGGTGCAGTCGGTCAATCCCTTGGTGGGATCGACCCGGCTGGCTCAGGCAACTCGTTCTGGGCGTCCACTGAAGTCAATCAGAATGGTGCAATCACCACAAAAAGCATGGCTAACATTTATAACACCATTTCGGTTGGTAACGACCAGCCGACGATTGGCATGACCACGCAGACTTTGTACGAGGCGTACGAGGCACTTTTGGAGGGCCAGATTCGGTACACGGATACCGATATGGCCGATGGCGGGTTCCAGAACCTGCTGTTCAAGGGATGTCCCGTAACGTTCGATGACGCGTGTTCCTCTGGTCAGTTCCTGTTCCTGAACACCAAATACCTACAGTTGGTCGCTCACAGCGATGTCTGGTTCAAGCCGACACCGTTCGTGCGTCCGACCAATCAGGACGCTGTGTATTCACAGTTGCTTTGTTATGGACAGTTGACGTGCAGCAACCGCGCACGTCAGGGGTTCATGTACGGGGCTACCTGATAGACGGTTCGTCGCCACGGGAGGCATCATGGCACGGGGTTTCGCATATGCATACAAGAAGGGCCAGCGCCCCGCAGATGAACCTGCGGGTAACTATAAGACGCTCAACCCTGAGAGCCACGCCGTTGGGCGTGATCGACGTATCCATCGCGTGAACCCCACCCCCACCCATGATGCCCCCGTGGTGACACCATCTGAGGAGACAGTCTCCGAACCAGTAGAAGAGTAGGGGGCTGGGTTGCAACTGAGCGCCATGCGCGACTATGTGCGCAACATAGTTGACATCACAGACAACGACATATCGGATTCCTCCATGGATGTGTTCATTCGGGAGGGGTACAACGCTGTTGTGTATTCTGAGAAGCGTTGGCCGTTCTACGAGTTTGCGTCCACGTTTTCGACAGTGGCCTCTCAGAAGGATTATCCTCTGTCGGATGTTGGTACGAGTATCAGCGTGGCCCATGATGGGGTCACGTTTTCGGGGGCGTCGGCTCCGTCGAACCCGGGGATACGCCAGATAGCGTCGCTGAAAACCGACAGGCATGTGTTGACGTTCATCGGCTATGACGACGGGGACATCATTTACCCGTTGAACTCCAACACTACGGGTAATCCGTGGTACTGGGCGATGTGGGGAGACGGGTCGTCTGCGTCCCCGACTACCAGCATGACAGTGCGCTTGTTCCCCACTCCATCATCGGTAGACACCATTTATGTGCGTGGCTACCGGAACGCCATTGACTTTGGTGG